TCGCATAATTGCTAACGGTGGTCGTCGTTCTGATTGTGTTCGCTATGCCTCCGAGAATTGGGGGGTTGGAGAAAGAACTGTAGATAAGTATTTAGAGATAGCTAGGGCAGAGCTGAAGAAGGATTGGGATATGGAACGACCTCAGATGATAGCTGATCTTTTGGCGCAATGTAGCACCTTACAGATGGAAGCTAGAAGAGCTGGTCAATATCACATTGCTCTGGGTGCAATAAATACTGCAGCTAAACTTGCTCATCTCTGCTCATGAGTTTTCTAGAAGCTGTCTCGCAAGGTCATGTTTTATTTGAAAATGGATTAAGTTACATTCCATCGTCAAAAGATGTTATAAAAAAAATAAAAACTAAACTCCTACCGCACCAAGCATCTTTTTGTGATGACACAAGCCATCGCAAACTTGCTCTTGTCTGTGGTTTTGGTGCTGGTAAAACTTACGCTTTGGTTTCTAAAAGTATTATTCTTGCTTGCATGAATGTTGGTCATATATCTGCTATTTTTGAACCAACGTCGCCAATGTTAAGAGATATTTTGATGCGAACAATGAACGAGCTCCTTGAGGAGTGGGAGATCCCTTATTCTTTTAGAGCTTCGCCTTTGCCAGAATATCAACTTACTTTTGTAGAGGGAACTCACACTATTTTACTTAGAACCATTTTGACTTACCAAAGGTTAAGAGGACAGAACCTTTGTGCCGTTGGATTTGATGAGGCTGATACTGTAAATAAAAGAGACGCAGAGCAAGCGATGAACATGGCTCTTGCAAGATTAAGGTCAGGCAATATTCAGCAATTTTACGCAACAACAACTCCTGAAGGTCACGCTTGGGCTTTTGAGACTTTTGAAAAGAATGCAAAGGAAGACACAAGATTAATAAAAGCAAAAACAAGTGACAATCCTTATTTGCCAGAAGGTTTTATTGACAGTTTATTGGAAAACTATCCACCACAATTAATCCAAGCTTATCTCAATGGAAATTTCACCAACCTAACCACGGGAGCCGTCTACTCTAGATTTGATCGTTCTAAACATGTTATAGATAAACTACCTTTTCCTATTGATAATGAAATTTTAAAAATTGGTATTGATTTTAATGTTATGAATTGTAATGCAGTAATTTGTGTGACTTCTGCTGATAAACTCATAGTTATAGATGAGATTACTAAAGAAAAAGACACTGATTCGTTAGCTAAAGAAATAATTAGGCGTTATCCTTATAATAAAATTCTTATTTATCCAGATGCAAGTGGTGCAGCAAGATCAACGATTAATGCAAGCAAAACAGACATTGCGATTTTGCAAAGTTATAATTTCACAAACATGGCACTACGCAGCAACCCGCCGATTAAAGACCGAGTTCAAACCGTCCAGGCACTCTTGGAAAACTCAAAAGGACGGGTCCGTATGGCGATTCATGCCAGTTGCAGACGCTTAATTGAATGTTTAGAATTACAAAGCTATGATGAAAAAAGCGGTGATCC